TGATATGCTTAACATGGTAGGATCTGCAGTAGCCCAATCGTAAGAACCGAAACCGGTCTCTTTGATGAAAGCTCCTTTGATAACCCACTCGGAAACTACGTCTCCAACTGGACCCAAGATAGCCAAGCTACAATCTTTCTTATAGAAGTCAGAGTAACCATCGCGGCCTGTTACAGACTCGTGGTGTAATCTCACCCATTCCATTACGGCTTGTTGACCCGATGGAGAAATTGGACTGTATAATTCTAGGGCGATGTCCTTCCACTCTGCTCTACCTTTTAACTTACGGTAAACGTTGATGTGCTCTATTTTGATCTCGCCTAAAGTAACACCTGGAGCGTCTGCTTTCTTGATCAAGTATGAAGGAATACCGTCTATATAGAATACAAAGCGATTCTGAACCATTGGTTCGAAGCTCGTAAACATTATCTCTGATGGGTCTAAAATTGGCATTTGTTCTTATTTTGTATAAATATCTGTGATCTAATTATTTCTTACCTTTAAAAGCGGATGGTTTAAGCTTTTTGCGCATTAAAGTAACGTCAGCCTTTTCGTCAGGGTGTTTGCTTCCGGCTGCTCTTAATGCAGATGGAGCCACTAATTTTTTAATTAGCTTTGTATCTTCTGCCGTATCGTCGTGCTTTTTTGTTTCTTTGATTTTGCGCTTTTTTTCTTGCATTCTTTGCGTATCTTTTGAAATCTCTCTATTTGGAGTCAAAGTACGGAATTTTTCTACTTGAGTAGCTTCTTTCATTTTTTTCTTCATAGCCTCTGCTAAAGGACTATTAGAAGTCAATTTCATCTCGCTTTTCTTAGACTTTAATTTTTCAGTGTAAGCGTCGTCCTTAACAAATGCTTTTCCTTTATGGGCTCCGCCGCCTTTCTTAGGTTCTTTATCCGCGTGCTTAGCCGTTGGTTTTGTAACTTTAGCTTTTTTGCTGTAGTCGTCCTCTTTAGCGTATTTAGTACCTTTGTGACCTGCTTTAGGTTCTTTATTGGCAACTTCTAATAATGCTTTTCTAAGAGCAGATTCGTATAAAGCTTTAGGAACTTTGATTCTAATTAATGTACTATTTTTCATTATAGTTGTTTGTTATATTTTATTATTGAGCAAATGTTGCGCCAGTTGGTAAAATGTTGAAGTCTAATTGGATAAATTCAGCTACTCTTGTAGGTTGTAAATAAATGCTACCCACTAATATGTTTCTATCTATTTGATCAGGAGTGTTATTAGTGCTGTCCATGATTACTTGGAAAGCGTACAATCCTTGCTTTTGTTGTACTGACTCTAAGTACGGGTTAACTTGGTTTACAAATTTGTTCCAAGTAACTTGAGTATTAGGTTCGAATACCAAAGTTTGACCAATTTGTCTGATGTATCTTTTCAATGAAATCAACAATCTTCTTACATTCACTCTATCTAATGCAGTTGCTTTTGCTTGCAGTGTCTTTTGACCGTAGATAACCGTACCAACTCCTGTAAAGGTAGCGATTGGGTTAACTTTCGCCGCGTACAAGTTGTTTCTATCGGTAAGAGACAATCTTCTTTCAGGTTGTAAAGCCGTAGCCAAACCACCTCTATTTAAACCTGCAGGCGCCCACCATTCTGCTGCGATTTTATCGTTGTATTCGTACACAGCCGGTACTAAAACTGAAGCTGGTATGAAGTTCATTCTTCCTGTCTCTGCAGATTTGATTTGAATCCAAGGCCAATAAGTAGCTCCGTAAGAGTTATCGAAGCTTTGCGCAGCCGCAGTTACTGTAGCCAATTGTTGATTGTAACCAACCAAGTCTACTACCGAAATACTATCGCCTCTATTACTAGACAAGTTCAATAAGCTATTGATCTCCGTTGGAGCGTTTTGGTTGGTTAAACCTGGAGCGTATATGATATTAAAATCGTACTGATCTTGGTTAGCCAATAAACTGATAGCAGTATCGTAGTCAGGTCCGTATACGCCTTGAACGTTAGTCGCATTTTGCGTATAAGTAGAAGTAATATTTGGAATATTCTCGAACATGTTCAATGGAGCTAATCCATAAGATCCCCAGAAAGCGCCTACTGCACCGCCGAATCCACCATTGTAAGATCCTGAACCGGATTGAGGCAAAGAAGCCGTATATTGGTTTTGAGGTCTACCGGTTTGGTCGAAGTAGTTAGGAGTAGTATTAACAGAAGCAACGTATACGTACTTAGACTTGTTAGCGTAGCTACCAGTGTTTTGTAAGTAATAAGCTCCTGTACTTGCGTCCTGAGTCAATGTTTGATATTGATCACCGATTACGTAAGAGATGAAGTTAGTTTGGTTTGGATCCAAAGATAAACCCGACCAACTTTCTAACACGTTTTTGTTATTTTCGTAGTCATCACCGCGTCTAATGTTCAATGTAAATTGACCAGATCCGGTGTTGTACCCAACGATCTCCCATCTAACGTTAGCGGCTGATCCTGAAATCAAAGAACCTTGAGATACTGTAGATCCAGATATCGCGTTGTTCATGATTGTACCAACTGAAAGAGTATTTAATTGGAACGCCGCTGGTCCACCTGTAGAAGCGATACTCGCTGTTGCTACTGTGTAAGAACCTGAAGCTACTCTTGTTACTAATAAAGAAGCACCGCCTTGGTTGAAATAATTCAACGCAGCAACGCTTGTTAAATACTCTAAAGTAACACCTCCAGAAACGAAGGTAGTACCGAATATTTGCTTGTATTGAGAATAAGAAGTTACTAGAGTTGGATTGTTTACCGGTCCTAATACTGTTGGACCTATGATAGCTGCTCCTGCAGATATTGGTCCCGCTGTTATCTGTGTTTGATCGTTCTCGTTTAAGAAAACGCCTGGACTAATGAGTGTTTCGGCCATTTAATGTTATTTTTTAGCTACTAATAAATATAGACCTATTTATCAAAACACTTTATTGAAATTCTCCTGTGTTAATATTTATGGAAACTGTTCCATAGTTCGCTCTTAATTCTTGGAAAAATTCAAATTCTCTAGAACGAATGTCTTTAATTTTACCGGTTAATTCTTCGATCTGAAGTTCTAATATTGTCTTTTGGTAGTTTAGTTCTCCTAACGTAGAAGCTACTTCTAATGCGTCCTGTTTTAAGAGATTCAATTTAGCTAATTCGTCCTCTGTGATTTTTTTTATTTCTGGCATAACTTTCTTGTTATAAATATGTAAGAAAAATGGCCCGCATTTGCGAGCCATTCTCTAAATTTGATTGTATTATCCTTCTACGGTTACTAACTTGAAGAAAGTCGTGTAAGCATCGTCGGTCTCAACGTCTTCGAAGTCTTCCAATTTGAATTCTTTGTATTCAATCTCCTTGTCTTCGCTTAAAAGAGCATTGAAATCGTTTTGGAATTCGATGAACTTTGGATTGTTTTCTCCAGAAACGATCTTGTCGTTCTCGTCTTTAACCACGTTGATGTACATAGGAATCGAAATGTTTCCTTGTTCGTCAGGCTCTCCGTGCTTTTTGATTAGGTCTTGTTTGATGGTCTCGCAAGATTCTTTTTCTGCTAACGCTTTCTTGGCCAACTCAGTTAACCAATACTTTGTGGTCAACTTTAACTTTTCTGCCAATAGTCCCTTTGATGTTTTTTCTCCGGTTTGTTGATTTGTAACTCCATTTAATTCCGCTTCTAAGTTATAGAACTCGTAAAGCTTTAATGTGATTTTTGCCATATACTGTTTTTATTTTTTCTTTTTCTTTGTTACTTTGGTTTTTACCGCAGCGACTTCTTCTTTTACTTTTTTAGTAGTTTTCTTAGCCTGATCTAAAACTTTCTTTGCATCTTCGCTAGCAATAGTTTCAGCCTTTGTAATAACTTGGTCTACTTCCTTTGTTGCTTCCTCTAAAATGTTAGAAACTTGCTCTATTTTAGACTCTACTGTAGATTTGATTTGATTTTCAAATCCGGTGATTTTTGATTTGTACTTTGAATAGACTGTATACGCTAACAAAGTTACAAGGGCAATAACGATAATAATAATCATAAAAATATATTTTGTTTACTTATGTATATAAATATACGAAAAAGTCTATAAAGTATTGCCGATTATATTTTTGTAGACAGTTTTATATATTTCGCCTATAATAAAATCTGAGTTACCAGTGTTGTGAACAACAAAAGGTTTCGTATTGGTATTGGGATTAATTATCTCTGTTTTTTCTTGAGCTATTTTTTCTATTTCGTACCAATCTCCACTTGTCACCCAGAATATATCGCAGTTGATGTCCAGTTGTACTTTATACGGATCTTCCAATTTATCGTAGGCCCAAATTCCTATTAGCCCTTGATCTATGGCATCATAAGGTATTTCAAAAAGTTCTTCGATCATTTTGGCAATATCACCAGCGTATCCCATATACGTACCAGCGTTTACGTACTTGTAAGGCGATTCAATCTTTTCGTAATTGCCAAAAAATTGAGAGTATTGATAGGTGAACATTTTTTCTGCAGAAATCAATATTCTTGTGTTCTTATCTAGAAAGCTTTGTAGCGCTATTTGAGGATTGTTATTAAATAGCGTATCGTAGCCGTCCATAACTATTACTATTTCGTTTTCGCCCAGTGTTTTAAGGTGTTCTTGAAGTATATAAAGTCTTTGTCTAAATCCAGAAAATGTTTTACCTATGCCCAAAAATTCTAAATCTACGTTAAAATGATTCGCAGTATTCAACAAATAATTGGCCTTAGTTTTAGCCATATCTAAATCTTTTTCTATTCCCCAGACTAGTATTCTCATTTCTTAGTTATTTCAAGGATAATATCGTCTCCTCTATCTTTTGATAATCTTAAGTCAAAAAACTGATAGGAGTATAAATTTATATCGAGTAAAGATATTAGTTCGTTGCCGATCAACGGAGCTGGGTCCTGACTAAGATAATAGATGTCTTCTATTACGCATTTTCCGCCGTGTTTTAATTTAGGTAACCACTTTTCTATGCACAATTTATGAGATTCTAAAGTGTGAGGACCATCGTCTATAATGTAATCAAAATAATTGTCCTCAAATTTATTTACTACACTATCGCTATAAGCATCGTCCCATATTAGTTCAACGCCAGGTATTTTAGTGGCGTCAGCTGTAGATTTATTGCCGAATATACCACTGCTATTGTCTATGCCAATTATATTAGCATTAACGAACCAGCTTTTCCATAACTTCATAGAAGCTCCTTCCCATATTCCTATTTCAAGAATGTTTAAAGCTTCTCTCCTTTTATTTGTGAATTCTAGATCGTAGTAATGCTCTATGTAAGAATGACTAGATCCTTTATCGCATGCCCATGCATGAGTGATTTGTCCTTGTTCGTAAAAATCGTTAAATATCATGTGTACTAGTTTTTATTTTTTCCCATTCTTCTAAATCAGTAATAGTATTAGGGCTCGGTGTAATGCCCTTGAATACGTTAGGATGCGCGGTATTATTTTTATATGAAGTTCCTGCGTATGTCTCCCAATCCATTAAACTACGCTTATTTCCTATTCCATAAATACCCAAGTCTTCACCGTTGACTATTTGAGCGTATCTTACATCGCTTGCTTTTGACATTCTATCTATAATCAATGGATCAAACGTATTCCAATGACGTTTTCTATCAGGAAAACGATATTTTAGATGCCAAATTACGAATTTATTAGGGTTGAATATGTCGTATCCGTTAGTGTAGCTTCTTAAAGTTATTGTAGGCTCTTCTCCAGCAAAATATAAATTAGGATCGTAAGGTACTTCTCTAACCCATTTTCCAATTGTGAATAATAGAGCCGCGCTTATGTGTCTTGCTGGGATTGGATTCGATATATCTTCTGCCGGTAAAAATCCATACATAAAATGATTGGCTCCAATAAGATCTAGCTTTTGTTTTTGTATAACGCTATCATGATCTAGCCCGTCTATTGTTTGAGTAGGGTCCCATTCAAAATGATCTAATGCGCCTTCTGCACTCATATCGTAATAATAAGGAGGTCCTATCGATATTACGGCTTTTTCGCACTGCAAATTATTGTACATATCGATCAAAATTTCGTCCCAATCTTGAGCAAAAAGAGTGTGAGAATCTATCTGAAAATAATACTCTTCGTCTTTGAATAATTTCTTTTGAATTATACTTCTTGCCCAGCAAACGCTTCCTTCGACGTCTTTCCAATGTACTTTATACGATTCTACTTGTTCAATGTTATCTAATGCGGTAATATCTTCCTCTTCGTCGTATTGCCAACAGATTCCGATTTTTATATTTTCAGGATACTTGGCTTTAGACAAACAGCTATTAACAGTCTTGATTAATTCTTTGTCTCTGAATGACGCAATGCTTACGAATATCATATTAGATTTTTATTTTTTCTTAAATTTAAGCGTCTTTCGTGTTCTGCTTCAAAATTATAAAATTCTTTTCTTGGTCGACCGTGAAATCCTAAAGGCTCTATGCCTTCTAAATCGAACTCGTGTATTTCATGAGAGAAGTGTTTAGCAACTTCTAAAGGCGCAAATTTACATCCATGACTTTCTAGTAAATGTCGATTATGAATACAGAAAAAAGCGTCTTCGTGCCATGTATCGAAGTCCATAGTTCTATTTCGAAAATCTAATTTAGTCGGCATTTCTATAAATTTTTTAGATCTTAATGAGAAGCCGCCGTTACCCACTCTTGTATCTCCAGAAAAACCAAATTGAGGTTCGTGAGGCCATGGTGCTCCTATATAATCGTACTCTAAAAATATATCGGTCCATTTATGAGGATTAATTATGAATCCATCTGCTTGCGTTATCAAAACAAATTCTGTGTCTATATATTGATGAAACTGATTGACCATGAAAAAACTATAATCGCGCTGACTTTTGATCTCTTCGCAATGTATCCACTCTATACCCGGTTCGTTTATCTCTTTGTCAGATATAAACTTCGTTTTCGCGAATTTAAAGTGCTCAGAAGAATATTTTAAAGCTCTTATGTGATGATCTATGTGAACACTACTTACAGTGCACAAAGTAACATTATTTAATTCTATCATAGTAAGTACGTTTTATCCTGTTTTGTAATAGGCAAATCTATGCGGGATCCAAAACTACCGTCTTCGTACTTGTAAAACCACAGACACGTTTTAACGTTATCGTGTATTCTATTATAGACGTTAAAAGTTTTTTTATTACTTGTTCTGTCGAATATTTCTTGATCGTATATGTCGGGTCTAAATATCTCTTTGCCGTGCACGTCCATCATGGCGAATATAATTACGTCCAATTTTTTGTTCGGGTCTTGAGCTGGTAATTTATTGTAATCGAACACTACTTCTATCTCCACGTGTTCATCGTACTTGGATATTCTTTTAGCGGTCTCTAGATACTGCTCAACCGTTCTTAAAGTCTTAGCGCCGTAAGCGTCTTTATATAAATCTTTTAACAGTTCTAAATTAGCGTCAACTCCTGGATGATCTTCCCAATGTAAAGGTCGATATTTCTTTGGACTCTGTATTCTGTTGTCGGTGTAATCGTGCCATATCGTAGAAGTATCGGGTACGTATACGTCCCAACCCTTAACAAAAGACATTACCGATATGTGATCCTCTTCGCCAGCAAAATATAGGTCCTTGCTGTATACTACGTCTTCGCACCAAAGTCCTTTTGTAAATAAAAATCCTGCGGCGATCCAGAACCCTAACATTGGTTCTCCTTTCTCGACTACTCCGGCGCTGCAGGCGTGGATCTTACCGCTTTCGTCTATATAATGTATCTTTAGGTACGGACACGTGTTGTGCTGAAAATATTTTTCCTCCTCGTCCAATACATCGAACGCATTGGGATAGGTCGATAATACGGCTTTGTCCGAAGCGCAGGATTTTAATTGATCGATTAGAATGCTGTCCCAATTTTTGCACGCTCGTGTGTGAGAGTCTATCTGTAAGAAGTAGTCTTCGCCATCGAATAGTTGTTGTTGAATTAAATTCCTCGCGTAACCAACACCATTGGCTTCTTGATACGGTATAAAATGAGTTCTAACGCTAGGGTGATCTTTGTACTTAAAGGCCTTGTAGTTCTCTTCAGTGTCCTGCATACAGGCTCCGATGATTATAGTATTGTTACCGCTTTGATTGGCGAATAAACTATCTATAGTGTCGGTCAATTGAGAGTCCCTATAAGAAGCTATGGACACGAACACTGTCTTTGGTCCTATACTTATATCAGGGTTAAAATACTCGATATCTTTTATGCTCTCCCATGCTTGAGCGTATTCTCTTGCCCATACGGCAACCCACCAATACGGCTCTTCTTGATCCGGTTGACATTTAACTTGATAGGTCAAAAATCTTTTGTCTGTAATAGTCTTCATGTATCCTCTCAAACGGTATATGTAAGAAGAGAACGTGGATAGTTTGTTGCCTATGAATGTCTTCGAATAAGTACAAATAATTTGTTCTATTGGACCGATTAAATCCTCGTTAATATTTGAGTAGATTAGATGCTTAATATCTTCGTAGAAGTACAGCTGATAGTGTTGTCTTAATAGATCAAAGAAAGCCTTGTCCTGTTCGTCGGTAGATATGTACAATTTAGAACCTGGTGGGACTACGTCCTTTATGTTTTCGTATATTACCTCTATAGGAGAATATAGATCTTTGTACTGAAATTCATTACGTCTAATGTGTATAGAATAAAAATCGCCCAATAATTCTACCGCTTTATATGCTTCAGTGAATACTGCTGTGTTGTAGTGGATATGTCTTGCTACGTATTTGCAAAGTTGAGGTAATTGATTGGAATATATATTCAAATAAAAGCTTCCAAGTAAATTGTCCTTGAAGTACACCACTTGATGTTCGTTGAGTAAATTTAGATCGCTTGTCTTACGGCCTTTGATTATATTATCAGGCGGAATATCTGTCGTAAGCAAAGTATCGACTACGTCACCGTCGAATGTGTATGATATCTTCTCTATTTCTGTCCAACCTTGGACTTTAAATAGATCCTCGAACTCTTCGAATGAAATAGTTTTTACGCCCAAATCTTGCGTATCGAAGAAGGTAGAAAAAGAGTTTGAATTGTTTAACAGATACATTCTATATTCTGGCGGTAATACCAATACTCTATTTTGTAAAAATGCTATACAAGCGGCCAACTCTAAGGACATCCTGATATTGTTGAATCCACCAGGCCATGGTCTGAATACTAGGTATTTGTTTTTTGGTTTGTAATCGAACAAAGCGTCTATCATTTCGTTTTCTCTCCAATAAAAATCTATCTTCTTTTCTGTATTGTAACTGTCTATTGCGTGTAAAAATTGTTGCTCTAAATACGTAGTGGCGTCATTTGGGTTAATACTCTCCCAATGCTCTTGCATAGTTTTAGTTGTGTAGTCCTGTTTGTTGAATATTCTTTCTCCGTATTTGTCTAAAACGCTCCATGGATAATGATATATCGAAATGCTGTCGACAAATTGTTTACTTGTATAATTTTCTCTATCTGCCCAAGTTGTACAGAACCCTAGATTATCGATGGTCTTTACTTGTATGTGTTGTTCGTGAGCCGCAATAATCAAAGAAAACATCTCCGCTTCCCATAGATCGGGGTAATCTTCTAGTCTGATTTTGTAACAAACGCTGGCGTACCTGTCTACGATCTTTCTTAAGTCCCCTACCGTAGCGATGTAAGGATACATGAATACTGTGTCCCTAGTAATTTTGTCTTTAATGTGACTTGCATAAGTTTTAAAAGGCTTTCCATCATGAGCGCCTTCGTCTATCCATCGCTGTCCTAGTATTGTTCCTGGCTCTACGGTCTGAGTGACGGCTTTGGCAAATATCATATCGGGATCAAGGAACAAAACTACGTCCGAGTCATTTAAATCTTTGTAGTTTTTTAACCAGTATTTTAGACTTTCGATCTTGTTGACTATCCCGTAGTCTTTATCTACTTCTTTGGTATAATTAGTCCATCTAGTTCTGTAGTCGGGTAATTTAATTATCTCAGATATATCTGAGGTGTCAAACTTTCTATGAGGATCATGATAGTTGTAACTACACAATCTGATTAATTTACCAGGTTGATTGACTTTTTTAAATGAGTGCTCTAGTAATTTACACTGCCAAGATTGATAGTTGGAGTTACTAGTACTGTAAACGACATAATCCATGACTAACGAACTAATTTATAATCAGCTAAAGTGTAATGTGTATAAAAGTTTCTGAAGTATTCGCCTTCGAATGGCTCTGTCCTACCGTGTAGACAAATAGCGGACTCGTATAAAATCATGTCTCCTGGCTCTGCGTATATTTTGTGCCAGTTACCAGCGTGATCTTGAATATCCAACGGCCAATCTTTGTCAACTTTTTTGTCGACTATGATAATAGACGAAATATGGTGAGTTTCTATAGTGTCTGTGTGATTTTCTAATATTGCTCCGTTCTTGTACGATCTAATACCGTAGATCCACTTTGGCTTCAATCTAGCTTTGTGCTCTATGAACTCTTCGTGAATCGGTTGTAGTTCTTCTTGTATGATCTCTTTGATTCTGAAGCAATTATCCATATTGAATATCTCTAGGTCTGCAGCTTTACCGTCTTTGTCGTGGATAAAATTCTCCATGCCGTCCCATAATTCTGCGGTTTTAACACTTTGTAATAGCGTGTAAGCCTCTTGAATTAATCTCCAAGTGTTGATCGGTACTTTAACTACTTTAAAACCTATTTCGGTGAGCTTGGGCAGATCTTCTTTTGTTCTAAATTCTATCTTAGCTTTATTGTCTTGATGATACTGGGCAGCTAATCTGCTGTCCTCGGCGATGTTCCATGCTTTCTCTCTGAACCATTTTGTAATGATGATTTTTTTGCCTTGAATAACTGGCATGCCGGCATGGATTGAAGCCGGGTTTTCTGTGCCTTTGCCGTCGGAATTTTTCCACACTACAGCCATTCCTTTCTTTGGCGTGATCGAGTAGTTTTCTAACGCAGAAAAGTTTGTTTCGCCTCCCTCTTCAACGTGGTTTAAATAGATCATGACAGTGTAAGTGCGTTGACCGCTGTGTAGACAGTGATTGATGTATCCATCGCCTTCAAAATAATCGTGATGATGTTTGAACTCTTGACCCACTTGATATATCTGACCCTGTAATTCTTCGCCGTTTTCTTGTGGTATGTTGAGTTCTTGACTCATTCTTGCGTTGATCTCGGCTACGATTGGATCCGTATTGTGTAGTGTCGAAGTAGAACTTGTCCTCGCATCGGTCGTAGTGCTTGCCGTATCTCCGTGCCCAGCCACTTGAGATCTATAACTGTGCTCTTCTATATGAGCTGCTAAATGATCGCACTCTTCTTCGGTTAAAAAGTTATCGATGGTGAAGATGTCTAAACCTGCTTTGTTTAGTAAAAAGTTTTTTGGTTTTTTTCGGCCGCATCCACAGTCTTCTTGCGGTAATTGTTGCTCTTCCATGCAAAACGGTATTTAGTTACTAATAAATATATACGAATCTGTGATTCCTATGGACTTAAAGTTCCATGTGTAAAAATATTATTAACACGTTCCAGCTCCTGTATTACCAGTAAACCATCCTGTTAATAAACCTGAAGTGACTGTTGTTACTCTATTTGAAGTACAGCTTGTTGTTGTGCCTGGACAGTTACCTCCTGAAGAATACAATGTAGCCCATCCTTGAACTGTAGGACCACTACTATTGGACATCATAATATAGAACGTTGTACCTACTGGGTAAGAAGGCGTTGTACCTACGTTACTACAAGCCACGTTATTTAAAGCAGTACCAAATTGTGTCCAGTTAGCATTATCAACACTCCACCACATATAGTAGGTACCAGC